CGTCAAGGGCATCCCGGTGATCATGTCCAACCATGTCACCCAGGCCGCGTACACCAACGGCACCTACGACAAGAACACTGCCTATCAGCAGGACCTGTCGAAGAACAAGGCCATCGTGTTCCACCGCGATGCCATTGGTGCGCTGACGCTGCGCAGTCCTGGCTTGCAGGTAACTCCTGCTGGCGGCGACTTCAACATCATGTACCAAGCCACCCTGATGGTTGCCCGCATGGCGATCGGCATGGGCGTGCTGCGTGCTGAGTGCGCTGGCGTGGTCGAGCTCCCCTAGGCTTGAATCGGCGAGGACCCTCGAGCCCCCTGCGCAGCGACAGGGGGCTTTTTTGTGCCCACCGATAGCATGAGTGCTGCACCTGTGGAGTGCTCATGGGCCTCGCCAATCAGGCACTGACCCCAGGGCGAACAACCCTGCTGGAGGCAGTGAACATCTGCCTGCAGAACATCGGCGAGCAGCCGGTGAACAGCCTTGAGAATCAGCAGATCGTCGAGGCGACGATGGCTGAGCGCACCATCCTTGAGTTCCACAAGGAAGGCCAGACCCGCGGCTGGAGTTGGAACACCGAGCTGTCCTACGAGTTCGCCAAGGACAGCACCACCAACCAGATCGTGGTGCCGGCCAACGTGGTGAGTTGGGCGACCGATCCTTACCAGTGGGACGGCCGCTTCCAGTTGCGGGGCCAGCGCGTCTACGACCTTGAGAAGCGCACCTACACCCTGGGGGCTGACATCCCGTCTGTGAAGGCGGATGTGGTGTGGCTGCTGGCTTGGGACGAGTGCCCAGAGGCGTTCAACCGGTGGGCAACTATCCGTTCGGCCCGGGTCTTCAGCGACCGGGTGCTGAGCAGCGACTCGATCTTCAAGTACACCGCACTCGACGAGCAGTCCGCCCTGGTGGAGCTGCAGCGGGTGGAGCTCGAGCAGGCCCAGGCCAACAGCCTGAGCGGCGGCCCGGGTCTCAGGCCAATGCCCACCTACTCGCCGGGCCTGGGGCTGCTGGGCCGGAACCGGGGGTATCTGCGTGGCTAATCTCGTCAGCTACACCATCCCCAACCTGATCCAGGGGATCTCACAGCAGCCGGACGCGCAGCGGGATCCGAGCCAGGGGGAGATCCAGATCAATGCGATGAGCTCGCTGGTGGAAGGGCTGCGCAAACGCGAGTCCACGCATGTGGTCGCCAAGGTCAGCACCAGCAGCTTTGGCGATGTCTACTTCCACCAGATCCTCAGGGACTCAGGGGAGAAGTACCTGGTGGTGATCGGCAAGACCGCCATCAAGGTGTTTGACCTCGAGGGCAACGAGAAGACGGTCAACGCGCCCTATGGCTACGGCTACCTGTCCACGGTGGCCAGCGCCAAGAGCGACATCCGCGCGGCCACGATTGCCGACTACACGTTCATCAGCAACACCAAGCGAGTGCCGGCGATGGACCCGGCGGTGGCGCCGGCCACGGCCCGCCCTGCCGCCCACGAGGCCTTGGTGTGGGTGAAGGCGGCCAACTATGGCCAGACCTACAAGGTCAACGTCAACGGCACCCTGGCCAGCGTGCAGACTGCCGTTGCGCCAGTGGTCGTCACGGGCACGACGACAACTGAGAACCGGATCAGCGCCGAGGACATCGCCACCAGCCTGAGGACAGCGCTGGCTTCTGTCACCGGGGTGACGATCACGCAAAAGGGATCGGTGCTGCACCTGACTAGCAGCAGCGCGATCACGCTGTCGGCCACAGATGCGCGAGCCAATGCCGACATCACGGCAATCACCAGCAGCGTCCAGGCCTTTACTGAGCTGCCGACGATTGCGCCCACCGGATACCAGGTGGAAATTGTTGGCGATCCCGGCAACAAGTTTGACGGCTTCTATGTGCAGTTCGCGCCACGAGACGGCGCCGGGACCTTCGGGGAGGGGAGCTGGCAGGAGACGGTGAGCCCCGGGGTCGAGTACAGGATCGACCCGACGACCATGCCCCATCTGCTGGTGCGGTTGAGCACCGGGCAGTTTTATTTCGGCCCGGCCAACGGCAGCACCCAGAGCGGCAATGTCATCCCCAGCTGGGGGCAGCGTGGCGCTGGCGACTACGACACCGCGCCGGACCCGAGCTTCATTGGCTACCCCATTCAGGACGTGTTCATCTACAAGAACCGCCTTGGCTTCCTGGCCGATGAGAACGTGATCCTGAGCCGGGCACGGGACTTCTTTGAGTTCTTCCCCGAGACGGTCACGGCGGTTCTGGATAGTGACCCGATCGACCTGACGGCCAGCAACAACCGGGTGTCGATCCTGCGTTACGCGATCCCGTACCAGGACGAGCTGATCATCTTCAGCGATCAGATCCAGTTCCGGTTCAACGCTGCCGAGACGATCCTGACCCCCTCCAGCGCCGTGATCACGGTGCTCACGCAGTACGAGATCGACCCGAACTGCAGGCCTATCCCCGTGGCGGGCACGATCATTTTCTGCCAGGCCAATGGCCAGTGGAGCCAGTTCCGGGAGTTCAGCGTGCGAGGTGCCGGCACCGCCCTGGTGGCGGATGCGTCGGACCTGACCGGCTACGTGAGCAGCTACATCCCAGCGGAGGTGTTCAAGCTCACTGCTAACGACACCGGTAACGCCTGGTTCGCCATCTCGAATAAAGCCGGCTTCACTGATCGGCTCTACATCTATAAGTATTTCTACCGGAACTCAGGAGGTGGGGCTGAGCGGGCACAAAGCAGCTGGAGCCACTGGCAGCTGAATGGCGCCGATCGGATCCTCTCGATCCTCTGCGTTCAGGAGGTGATGTACCTGCTGGTCGAGTACGGCTCTGAGGTGTGGCTGGAGAAGCTGCCGGTTGCCGACCGCCTCAGCGATGTGGCGCCAAATCCCTACCCGCTGCTGCTTGATCGGCGGGTGTCCACCACCACTGCCACGCCGCTCGCGATTCGAGTAGCAGCCGGCACTTACAACGCCACAACGAAGACCACCACCTGGACCCTGCCGTACACGATCAAGGCCCCAACCCAGGCCTGGTCTGGCTACGGCATGACCAGCAACGGCGGGGTGCTGCTTGGCGAGGCCAGCAGCGGCAACCAGATCGTGGCCCGGGGCAACTGGTCCAGCGCCGATGTGTTCTTCGGCGAGGTCTACGACTTCGTGTACCGCTTCACCCGTTTCAAGCTCTACAAGGAGGTGGGAGGCGGCAAGGCGGCGGCCAACGTCGAGCGCACCCAGGTGCGGCACGCCAAGCTCCGGTATCACGAGACATCGTTCTTCGAGGTCCGCGTCATGGCAGAGCGCCGTGACATGGCGGTGTACAAGTTCGACGGCACGGTGCTTGGCAGCCGCAACTCATCGCTGGGGACTGCGATGGCAGGCGGCTACGACCCGGAGACGAAGCGCTACTTCGAGGGCGTGTTCCAGATCCCGATCGCCAGCAAGGGGGAGAACTGCATCGTCGAGCTCCACAACGACACGGTTCACCCCTGCAAGTTCAGCACTTGCGAGTGGGTCGGCCTACTGACCAGCCAAGCGAGGAGCCTGCAATGAACTGGGCTGATCCAACGCCTGCACGGGTGCAGCGCATTGCGAAAATGCTTCGGCATCAAGATCGACTTGAAGTGCTCTACAGCCACTCGACGACTGGGGAGGAGGCCGTCTACAGCAGCTGGCAATCCAGTTCGATCTGCCGTTGCATAGATGCAGATGACGGCAAGGCGGTGGGGATCTGCGGCGTGAATGGATCGCTGATCTGGCTCCTCGCCACCGACGAGCTGTTGTCCACGGCCAGCCACCGCCGGCAGTTCATCCGCGGCGGCCGACAGTGGGTGGATGGGCTGATGGCTGATGGCCACGGCTGCCTGGAGAACTGGGCCCTGGCCTCCAATAAGGCCACGCTGCGCTGGCTGCAGCACCTGGGCTTCACGATCGACACCCCCGCCCCGCTGGGGCGCAGCTGCCAGCTGTTCTGCCACTTCTGGAGGGCAGCCTGATGGCTTTCCCACTGGTCCCGGTTCTGTTTGGCGCGGCCAATGCGGGGCTCGGGATTCTCGGCGCCAGTGCAAGCGCCAAGGCTCAACAACAGGACTACCTGAATCAAACGGCATTTCAGGATGCCAATAGCAAGTTCGCGCAGTGGCAGGCAGGCTTTAACGCAAAGCTGACTGATGCCAACGCCCAATACAAATACTGGGCGGAGACTGTCAACTACAACCAGCAGCTTGCTTACACCAACTCGCTGCGCAACTTCGAGCTGATCAAGAGCATCCGCCAGGCCGAGGTGGTGGGACAGACCCGCACCGCTGCTGGCGCTGCCTTCGTGCAGGACAGCGACGCCATCAGCCAGGCGTACCAGGAGGCCTCAATGCAGGAGGCCGTGGCGATGCAGCAGTACCGCTGGCGGGCGCTGCAGGCCCGGGCATCGGTGCAGGCCATGGGCCAGGAAGGCCGGTCGGTCGATCGCATCGTCAACGACTACGCCCGGCAGCAGGGCGATTACGAGACCCTGCAGCAGATCAACCAGGGCATCCGCACCCGGCAGTACAGCCGCGAGCAGGCGGGCCAGGTGACGCAGTACCTCAATCGCTGGAACAGCCAGCAGTTCTACGAAGAGCAGCCGTACATCGACCCGATCGCACCGTTCGCCCCGCTGCCAACACTGCTCACACCCCCGCCGCCGTCCATGACAGGAGCCGCCCCGAGCGGCGCGGCGTCAGCCCTGAACATCGGCACTGCCGTGCTGGGCGGGGTGCAGTCGGGCCTGTCGATGGCTGGCCAGCTGAAGGGGTTGAAGACCCCTCAGGGCTCGACAGGGCCAGGCACTACCCGCCTGGCCTTCAGCGGCGTCAATCTCATGGGCTGATCAATGGCAGACAGAAACCTTCCCCTTGGTCAGATCACGCCGGTAGCGCGGCCGATCGGCGCGTTTGTGCAGGCGGCGCAGTCGCAGCCGGCGGCCCCTGCCCGGCCCGTTCAGCTCGACAACCCACTTGGGATCAGCACGATCGGGACCCAGAGCTCTGGGAACGTCGCTGGCTACAACCAGTTCGACCAGCTGGCGACGGCACTGGCGCCGTTCAGCAAATCGCTGATGACGATGGCGGGCGAGGGCTACGTCTCCTACGCCAAGGGCAAGATCGAGGAGGGCTACTACGACCAGCTGAAGAACCAGCGCGCCAAGGCGATGGTCTCGCTGCAGGTGCAGGCCGAGACCGGCGCGGCCGATGCCGCCAGCCAGATCGGGCAGCTGCAAAAGGTGGATCCGGTGGCGGCCCAGCTGCTGGATGAATCGAACCCGTGGAAGCTGATCGGTCGGCGGCGAGCGCTGGCCCAACTGGCTGGCTCTGAAATCGAGGGCGCTCTTGAAAGTGATCTCACGGCCAACGCTGGGGAGCTGAGCAGGCTGCGACCGGACAGCCCTGACCTGGCAAAGCGGCAGGTGAACCTCACAGCCCAGGTGCTCGATCGCTTCCAGCTCACGGGCGATGAGCCGGAGGTGCAGTTTTATGTGACCCCCAAGCTCAACAAGGCCTGGGACAGCTACCGGGATCAGCAGCGCAAGTTCTACGACGCGGCGGTAGAGGAATCGACCCGCAACAGCACGGTGGCCGTTGGCGCGGCAACGATGGAGGAGATGCTCACCAAGGGCATCACCATCAATGGCGTCACGTATCAGAAGGGCTCGCCGGAGTGGGTCCAGTACGGCAGCGCTGCGCTGACCCATGGCTTTGAGCAACAGCTGAAGCTGCTGCCCCCTGATGCCCGCAAGCGGACGGTGCAGTTCCTGCGCGAGCAGCTCATCGGCACCTTTGGCGGCGACCCGCTGGCGGCCACGCTGCTGCAGAACGTGCGAGGCGGCGATCCGTCGATGCCCTACGAGAAGCGGCCCACCTGGGGGGCAATGGCCCCACTGGAAACGCTCGAGCTGCAGGTGCGCGGCCAGGAGGCGGCACAGAAGACCTACGACCTGAGGCAGAAGGGTGTTGAGAATCAGCTGGATCGGCTCTGGTACGACGGCCCGGGCAAGCTCGATCCGGCTGATCCGGCCTATCCCTCGGCCCTGCTGGAGTTCCGCAATCAGGCCCTGGGGATGGGCTACCTGACCCCTGAGGAGTACATCTCCCAGCGGGCCAAGGACCAGAGCGCCTTCACCCAGGTGGTGCGCCCGCCCGATCCATTTGTGGTGGATGACTTCATCACCCAGCTGGAACAGGTGGGGCCAGGGGCTTGGACCGATGACCCCAACTCCTACAAGAACGCGCTGCAGCAGGCGAAGCAGATCGCCGGCCAGAACCCCACGCCTGAAGGCCGGCGCGAGGACTACCAGCGGATGGTGGCGGCCATCAACAAGGCCCGCGATTCAGCCGGTGAGTTCGACACCGGTGTGAAGGAGAAGGTCACCTCAGCGGTGTTGCAAGACCTCGATAGCCAGTCGGTGCGCGAGATCAAGAGCCAGCAGAAGGTGAACGGCCGCAGCGGCGACGCCCTCGCCCAGGTGGTGGCGCAACAGCTCTCTGGCGGGGCGACGGCAACGGCGGCGATCTCGGCGGCGTACCAGAACACCAAGCTCACCGCTGCGGCCAACAAGCTCACCAACCTCTACGAGCGGGCGCTTTCCACCGGCATCCGCAACTGGAAGGCCGAGCACCCCGGCCAGGTGATGAGCCCCTCGGCCCGCAGCGTGGTGATGGCCGAGGCTGAGGCCGCGGTCCGCAAATCCCCCCAGTGGGCCAGCGTGATGACCGATCTGACCGGCCGCCGGCCAGGGGTAGTGGGCCCGGCGAAGGTGGGCACCGATCCCAAGAACGCCAGGGGGGTGCCGCAAGCGGGGGCCAAGTCACTCTCCGACGAGACCATCCGCACTTACCAGAGCCGCCCGGTGATGGATGGCCGCTGGCTGCGTTCAGAGCTGGTGAAGCTGCAGGGCAACAAGCCAGTCAGCAGTGAGCTCTACGACATGGCACGGCGAGCCAACACCAGCACGCACCGCTACCTCCTCGAGCAGCTGCGCTTCTACCCGGGGCTTGACCCCAACGGGGATGCCAAGCGCTGGCTGCAGGAGAAGGTGAAGCAGCAGCGGGCCAACAACACTGTGTCGCTGAACCAACTGCCCAGCAATCAGGGCGGCGGCTTCGGCATGGTGCCGGTGGGCTACAACCCGCTGCGGCCTGGCGGCTGGCTGATGCGCCTGCTCACGCCGCCGGCTGCTGCTGCGACGCTGCCTCCTGGATACATGGGAGGTGCCGGCGCCCCTTTTTCGGGTAGCCCGGGTGGGTTCGAGCGGCCTGAGTCGGTCGTCTACGAACGCCCTGGGCGAGGCAACCAGCCCGGCGTTGATTACTGGTTCCCCTCCAAGCAGTTCCCCGCTGTCCTCACCGGCAGGGTGAAGGACATCGGCCGCGAACCCGGCTACGGCAACTATGTCGTCGTCGAGTCCACTGACCCTCGCA